CCGGATAGCCAGAACCTTCAGCATGAGCAGAACCTATTACATAGGATCTACGTGCTTCCAGATCATTAGCTATGGATTTGGAGTATAAGTCTGTAGGATACTTATAGTCTGGAGCACTTGAGCTCCAATCTAAAGCTGCAAAAACTATACTATGAGACGCTGACGCGGTCAAAGTATAAGGACTAACTACTTTAAGTCCCAAGTAACACAAGTTGTTCGCATTTTCTACCTGTAAAATCTTACACACCTGGTAGGAGTTATCTACAGTATCAGCATCACCATCCGCATCCTTTAAGGATTTGACTGGCACTTTAATCAACTGATCGGGAATAAAGAACTGAGGATCAGTTCCTAATTCCGCGATTTCAATTTGACTAGCTGCTGCAGACTGACCATAAATATTCTGGATATTACCAGAAACCTTATAGTCACCGCCTACTGCGACCGCATAGGTTGCATCTAACGTATTTTCACGAGGCTGACATTCAGTACCATCAACGATACCGTCGCCACTGCCTGCTGTGTTATACGTTAGACCTGAAGCAGATCCGCTGGACCAGATGGCTGAGCCAACTATATATCCATAACGTTTCTGCCAGGAACCTCTACGTTCCGTAAACTTGAAAGAAGGGTCATCTGTTGAGTTCTTTGCTACTTTGCTCAAGAACCGAAAAAACGGATCCTGTGCAATATTTAGCTCGGAAACTCTGCTACCGAAGTTATATCTCCGACGAATATCACCAGTCAAAAGACCGGAACCGTCAAAGCCACTATCAGCAACGCCTAAATTGGCTAATTTAAAAATATCTGCCATTTTAAGTCTCCTTTCAGTTTATGTCCGGCTTATTTTTCATCACCGAACAGGTTGTCTAGATCATTTTCAGAGCCAAGTAGACCATCGAAGATTTGATCATCGAATGATCTCTCTGCCTTGGCACTGTTTGTACCACTGACGCTTGTAGGCATTTCCCTAACATTCTTCATCTGCTTTAACATATCACTTCTGGTGCTATTGGCTACATTGCCAGCTACCTTATCCCTGTTAAGGATTAAGTGAATATCTTCAAGAGATAACTTATGGGACTTCGCATCCTGAACCATTTCATTGAACTGAGTGTCAGTCATTTTATGATTCGCCTTAAATTCAGATTCCTCTTTACTTCTAGCAATTTGAGCTTGCATGTTCTGATTCTTAGTCTTTTCCTCATTCATAATACCATTAACCCTTTTGTTAACAACTGAGCTAACATAATGGTTTAGTACTTTTGCAGAGTCTGAGTCAGCATCAGCCATTGCCTCATTGCTGTCAAAGAGAAAGTCTTCCTCTAAGCCTAATTGGTCCTTGATGTTCTTTGAAGGATTCCCACCAGTCACAAGATAGTTACGGACATGATCTACAAGTCCGCTATCATTCTTCATAGCGTTTAACACGGGCACAAAAGGTTTCAACTCATCGAGTTGGGCTTTTAATGCTTGTGCTTCCCTACTAGAATCCGAATACCGTTTTTTAAGATTCTCACTTTCGCGAGCCTCTTTATCGGCTGAAGGATTAGTAGGTTCAGTAAGATCGCCAGCAATATCAGAGTCAAGATAGTCTTGAGTTGCTTCAACTGGTTCTACTGGGGTTTCGATAACAGCACCATTGACGCTGCTATCAAGCTCTTCAAAAAAACTCTCAGAGGAGCCAAATACTGCATCTTCAGCTGATTGCTGAGATGGATCTGGGTTACCCGTGGGTGTTTCTTTTTCGTTAGCCATTGGATTTCTCCTTTGTGTTTTGTACGTTTTTGACGGCTGTATTGAGTTCTTTGGCAGAGTTCTTTCGGTCAAGATCCATGGTATCCCTTAGGACTTTTTGTCGTCCTTTAGTTTCCATAATCTCAGCTTCCTGTCTAGCCTTTACCTCATGCTTCTTCTTGTCGACCTCTAGTTCTGCACGCATAATCTTAATCTGCATATGTGCTTGCACAACCTGTCGTTCAAGAGTTTCTATAGAACCGTCCTTGTCTTTTATTTTTTCCTCAAGCCCTTCTATTTCCTGTTGTGCCTGTTTAATCTGGCTCTTACGTTCTTCAATCTTCGTTTTATTACGAACATCAGATTCCGCAAGAACAGCAACATCGTCAACAACACCAAGCTTAAGCAATTCTTTCAATTCGTCCAGGTATGCCCATCTATTAATAGGCAATGTGGATCCTGCAACTATCTTTACATCAAATTTAGCTGCACTGTAATCATTAAATTTTCCCACCGCCATACCTAAATCATTATACATCGGCTTATTTATCTCTACTTCTTTATCTTGATCCATACCACCATTAGGTTGAACTAATCTCATAACCTTATGTGACTGGTAAATAGCCTGTGAATACTGCATTATAACCTTACCCATCTGTCTAAGTGCAGGTTCTACAGAGGCTTTCATCCATTGTTTTATACGCCTTGTACCATATTCATCCATAGCAAGCATACCTCTAAAGGTTTCATGCTGTGAATCTGTATCGCCCTGCATAGCTGCATATATACCAGCAAGATATTCCATATCCTGTTTACCTTCATTCACTATTCCGAAGAAAGCATTAGATAATGGTGCTGGTTGAACTGGAGTTGGAGGAGCGGCCCCAGGTCTTATTGGAAGTAATGCTCCAGGAGCACTTGCATATTGTTCCCAATAGTCACTGTCAATAGACCCCTCTTCATGTAGCCATCTCAGGGAAGACCCTAAAGATGCATTATGCACCATTAATTGATGAGCCTTATTTAGCTCACGCTGTTTTCCTATAAGAGGCGAAACAGCTGACATTGAAAATGGAGTGCCCGTCCATTTATAATGAAATGGTACTATTGGGAATTCTGTTATATTATTAGGTAAGACCTTCTGATATAATGTTTTATCACCGACCACACAACTAAGTTTAATTCTATTTCCATAGAACTTTACAGCATCTACAAGTGTTGGTAAGAAATCTGGATTCTTTTCCATTAACTGGAACTCTTTCTCAGTGATAATTTTATTCCTAATTTTAGAAGTTTCGGCTACTAATTTACTCTGGAATTCTCTTTTTGCATTTTGAATCTGATTTCCCATTTGCTTTACTGCTTTATCAACTTCTAACTTATATCTATCAGGAAGCATAGTACCACGCTTTACCATTTCCTCCATTGCAACAACATCTTCAGACATTTTTACTTCAAGCTCAGCTGTCATTTCCTTAACTTTTAGATTCACAACCTTTGACACTTCCTTTAATTGGTCCACATCCAAAGGTATTCTATAAAATACATTTATATATGGAACTCTAATCTTTTCATATGTTTCATATAATGGGACCAACTGATCATTTTGTGCTTTATCAGGATCCCAGGATTCAGCTTCTGAAATATTCTTATAATGAAAATCATGCTGTGTGCCTCCTAATGCCTTCTCAGTATATGAATACTCAGAGGAATTATCAGCATTAGCATTCTTTATCTTAGCTTTATACTCAGGAAAGATATTCTGTAAATGCCTTCTTGGCAATATCTTTCTAATTATAACATATGCAGCATCTTTAAATAATAAATCTCTTGACTTTGCATCTACATATACGTCAAAAGGATCTGGCTGCTGTATTACCACATCACCCATCCCATTATCGCTATTCGCATCAGCACCGACAACTAAATAACCGCACGATTTTGTTATTGCGTCGTTTATTGCGTTAGCATAGAGAGAAACACCGTCATTCTGATTCCAGATGTAATCAGCAACATCAGAGAAAACAGCAGCGACATCCACATCAGATCCTTCTGTAGCAACTGCCTGCCAACGTGGATCATTGGCGGTAGCATAATAGTTTAACATTTCAACTACAGGTATAATTCTATTAATAGTAAAAGTGGGCATCCCCTGTTCTTCCAGGGATTGAAACTCTTCTTCAGTCAATTGGTTATCATTAGCAAAGTCGTAACCCTTCTGATTTATATATTCCCACTGTTGTCGGGTAGCAGAATTTGCCCCCTCAAAAAGGAGTTTTATTCTTTCAGCCGTTTTATCTGTTCTCTTAGCCATCTATCACCTCAAAATGTGGAAAATCTTTAAAAGTAGTTTTATTTCTATCCTTTAGAAACCATTCACTGTCCCAATCACGTCCCCATATTAGATTAATCCCCATAGACTTAGCTACACCTGATACAAACCCTGCAAAATGAACCATTCTATCTAGATTCTTAAAACTTACAGGATATGGATATACATCTACTGCAGTACTGGGATCTGAATTATGCTTTCCATTAGGATACTTAACCTTACTACGTCCTTCATCAAAGGCTTTATTCTGATCTTCTTCTCCACGATGTCCACAAACTACTGTACAATCATATGTCTTCACCACTTCATTAAAGACCTTTTGCAATCTTTCATCACAGGTTTCTAAACTCGCTCTTGACTTTCTTCCAAACCTAGGCATCCTCCTCCTCTTCCTCTTCCTTTTCCTTTACGCCCAGGTCTTCTAATTTTATAATATCAGTTGGCATTATTCGTATAATATAGTAACAATAACGCTTCCATTCAGACACTCTGTAACCTCTAAAGCATGCAAGGTAGTTATACCGGCAATAGCTGCCTTTATATTGTATGCTAAAGAATCCTGTACAGAGTCAGCGTCACCATTAGGTTTATTATGCGTAATAACCTTACAACTACTAGCTCCTACTGCCATTTTATTCTCCTATGCTGTAACCCAGCTTTTAGCTCGGGGTTTATGTTTCATATAGCTTCCATCCTTACCTTCAATTAAACTGTTAGGTGGATGTGCATACTTACACGCGTATGCTAAAGCATCTATAGTATCGTCATGTCCCATACGGGGACCAAATGTAATTACTTCGTGTTGCAAATCGTACATGCTTTTCTTAATGTGGATCGAGCCCACTGCGAACCTTTGAGCAAGTATTTCTTGAATCCTGTCGCGTTTCGACATGCGGTTACCTGGTTTTTCAGCAGCGTACTTAACCGTGAAATCATTACGTCGTCGCATTTCTGCCATAATCGCTTGAAACACTGGTCGGGACATAGTAGTGTCCTCAATTGTGAAAAGCGAGGGGTGATAGATTGAATTGTACTCAAAAATGTGATCCACGATTCCCTTCTTGCCATCTCCCGGTATGCCGAGAACAGAGAGGCTACGCTTGCGAATATAGTCAATAACGTAAATATTATTATCAGGACAAACTCCAAGAACAACAAGCACGCTAAAGTCGCTGTCCCTACGAGTAGAATCTGTAGCGGGGTCCACACCGACGAACACGTTAACCGGCTTAATTCCTTCATCTTTTGAAGATATGAAAGAAATTCCTGTTTCTTCATCATATTTGTAATCACCTTCCCAATACTTAATATGGTTTCGATTGAATATCGAGTCTTCCGCACTCTGGACCTCCATCATGTATTCTTGATAGAACTTCTGGGGTTGCCCAGAGTCCGCGTAAAATTTCTTTTTTCTTTCCATCTCTTCGGCTCCGAACCAGCCAGCCCAAAGAGGTGTACCGTTAGGTTGTATGGCTTTGTATGTTATTACTTTCCAACTAAATTCTTTTC